AGCGATCCGCCGCCACCACAGTCGGCCCCTCGGGCTGCGCCACAACCCATGCAACGCCGCAGCTCCAGCAGCGGCTACCTGAAGAGACGCTGAAATGGCCTATACAAAAGCACACCTCGACGTTGTCGAGCGGGCGATTGCACGCGGCGAAAAGATCGTTCGCTATTCAGACCGCACCGTTGAATACCGAACGGTCGATGAGCTGATCAAAGCCCGTGACCTGATCCGCGCCGAACTGGTGGCGGCGGCGGGGCCGCGTTCCCGGGTGACCCGCGTCTACCATGGGGGCAAGGGGCTGTGAGCGGCCGCTACCTGACCCTCGGTCGCTCGGGCATTTTGGTGCCCGAGCGGATCAAGGCCAGCTACGAAGGCGCTGCTGAGGGGCGGCGCTCATCGGGTTGGGATGCACCGGACACCGGTGCCAACAGCCTGATCATGCCGGCCTTGCGAAACTTGCGGTCCCGCTCCCGCAGTGCGGTGCGCAATGACCCCTATGCTGCAAACGTCATCGACAAGCGTGTCAGCAACCTTATTGGTACTGGCATCACCCCGCACCCGCGATTGCTCGACAAAGCGGTGCGCAAGGCGATGCAGGAGTTGTGGGAGGACTGGGTAGATGAGGCCGACGCCGATCAGCTCACGGACTTCTACGGGCTGCAGGCCCTTGTGGCGCGAACCGTTGAGCAGTCGGGCGAATGCTTCATCCGGCTGCGGCCACGACGGTTAGAAGATGATTATGCAGTGCCGTTGCAGTTGCAGTGCTTGGCACCGGAATTCGTCCCCCATGACAAGTTCGAGGTGACTCGCTACGGCAACGTGATCAGAGCGGGAATCGAGTTCAACGGCATGGGCCGGCGTGTGGCGTACTGGTGCTATCGCAACCATCCCAGCGACAAGTCCTCGCTCAACGTTGGCTATAACCAATTGGTACGAATCCCTGCAGAGCAGATGCTGCATATCTTCGAGCCACTAGAGCCTGGTCAGTTGCGCGGTGTTCCCCGCTTGGCGCCAGTTCTGAAGCGCTTGCGCAGCCTGGACAACTTCGATGATGCAGTCTTGTTCCGGCAAGAAGTGGCCAACCTATTCGCAGGTTTCGTGCGCAAGCCTGCCCCGGATGGCCCTCCGCAGTTGGACCCGCTCACCGGTGCGCCGGTCAAGCTCGACCGGGATGGCTTCACCCCGATGGTCGGGCTTGAGCCCGGCACGATGCAGGAGCTGCTCCCTGGTGAGCAGGTCGAGTTCTCCGACCCGCCGGACGCAGGCAACAATTACCCCGACTTCATGCGGCAGCAGCTGATGGCTGCAGCGGCAGGATCGGGGCTGCCCTATGAGCTTATGACCGGCGACATGCAGGGCGTGAATGACCGGGCGATCCGCGTGGTGCTAAACGAGTTCCGGCGGCGCTTGGAGCAGCTGCAGTTCCAGGTGTACGTCCATCAGCTGTGTCGCCCAGTGCGCAAAGCCTGGTTAGACATGGCTGTGCTGGCCGGTGCGCTTGACCTGCCGGACTACTCGCAGCGCCGCCGCGAGTACCAACGTACCCGCTGGGTGCCGCAAGGGTGGGCATACATCCACCCTGTTCAGGACGTTCAGTCGCGCAGCATGGAAATTGCCGCAGGCTTTGCGTCGCGCAGCGAAGTCTGCCTGCGTAACGGTACCGACTCTGAGGTGGTCGACGAAGAGAACGCCGCCGACATCGCCCGGGCCAAGGCCCTGGGCCTCAAATACAGCAGCCTGCCGGCCATCGAGGATGACCCTGATGAGCCAGGCGAGAAGGGGAAGACATGAAACAGTCGATGCCGATCCGCATCTTCAACAAGGCACCGGCAGTGCCGACGGTCGATGACCAGCACTGGTACAAGATCACCGCCGCCGTAAAGGCGGAAGGCGATGATGAGGGTGAGCCAGCCCCATCGAGGTCTACGTCTATGGGGAAATTGGTGGCTGGGGTATCTCGGCCAACCAATTCATTCAGGATCTCAAGGCGGTTGACGACGGTGTATCACCGGTGGTGGTGGCGTTCAACACCAACGGTGGCGACCTGTTCGAAGGCCTTGCCATTCACAACGCGCTGAACCGCCTGGGTGAACGGTGTACCGGGCGTGTCGACGCCCTGGCCGCCAGTGCAGGCAGTGTAGCGGTATGTGGCGCCCACCGGGTCGTGATGGCGTCGAATGCAATCCTGATGATCCATAACCCCTACACCTGGGCAGGTGGGGATGCCGAAGAGCTGCGGCGTGTGGCCGACGTCCTGGACACGGCCTTCGAAGTAATCATCGCTGCCTACAAAGCGAAGGCGCCGGGCATCGACGAAACTGAGCTGCGGCGCATGGTCAACGATGAAACTTGGCTCACTGCCCAAGAGGCGCTCAAGCTGGGCTTGGCCGATGAGGTTGGCAATGGTCTCCAAGTGCGGGCTTGCCTGGGCCAGGCCACTACGATGGCGCGCTATAAGAACACCCCACAAGCGCTGCTGGATCAGCTGGAGCCCGGTTCGGATCCAGCGGCAGATGACCCCGCAGTCCCGTTCGAGCCGCCTGCTTCAAATCCAGCAGATGCCACGGCACTGGCGTTGATGATCACCCAGGCATGCGCCAAGGCGGGCATCAGCAACCTGGTTGAGCCGCTGATTGCTTCTACCAAGCTGACCAGCCAAACAGAGGTGCAGTCCGCATTGAAGCGTGCGAGCGACGTGCACAGTCTATGCGTCGCAGCTCGTTTGCCTGAGCTTACCGCCGACTTCGTGAAGGCCGGCCTGGAGCCTGATGCGGTGCGTGCTCGGCTGTTCGAGAAGGTGGTCGGTACCGGAAAGGGCATCGAGATCGATAACAGCCTGCCGCCGGCCGATGACGATCCGGAGAAGGTCAAGGCGCAGCTACCCAACCCGTCCAATATCTGGGCTGCCCGCCGGCAGGCCGCCAACAAAGGAGCACGACCTTGAGCACTATCCAACATGAGCAGGTTCACCCAGGTGAGTTCCTGCTTTCCGAAGGCCCTGGCAAGATCTCCCGCGAAGCCATCAACGTTGCAGCCGGCTCGGCTCTGGTTGCCGGCCAGGTGCTTGGTCTGCATGCCGCCAGCGGTGAGTTCGTCCCCTACAACCCTACTGCAGAAGATGGCAGCGAAACCGCCGTGTGCATCCTCTTCGCGTCCCTTGGTGAGTCCGAAACCATTCGTCGTGGCCGCGCCGTAGTGCGTATGGCGGAAGTTACGGAAGCCTTGCTAACCGGCCTCGACCTGGATGCTGAAAAGGCCCTGGCAACGCATTTCATCATCGTGCGCTGACCCGCACTCATCTTCCTACCAACCCCGCCCAGAGCGGGGTTCTTACTTTCTGGAGTACCCCCATGGCTGATATCGCCATTTTCCAAGACGACGCTTTCGGCGTTGCTGCCCTGACCGCCGCCATCAATCAGCAGGAGTACGTGCCAGGTCGTCTGGCGGCCCTCGGGCTGTTCCGTGAGGAAGGCGTCCCGACGCTGACCGTGCAGCTCGAAAAAGACGGCGATACGCTTGCCCTTGTGCCTGCGGGAGAGCGCGGTACCTCCGGCCTAGTGGTTGGTGGCAGCAAGCGTAGCTTGATCCCGTTCAACACTATCCACTTGCCCCAGCGGTTCTCGATCAAGGCGGACGAGATCCAGGGGATCCGGGCTTTCGGTAGCCTCACCGAGTTGCAGGCGGTGCAAGGTGTGGTCAACAAGCGGCTCGCCAAAGCACGGAGCCAGCTGGATGCCACCCATGAGTATCACCGTATGGGTGCGATCAACGGCCAGGTGCTCGACTCCAACGGCACTACGGTGCTGCTGGACATTTACAAGACCTTTGGCGTTGCCCAGCAGAAGCAGTCGATGGGCCTCAACGATCCGAATGCCAACATCCAGGTGCAGTGCGTGGATGCGCTGGACCTCCAAGAGGAGGCGCTGGGCAACGTCACTACCACGGGGTCACGTGCCTTCTGTGGCAAGACGTTTTGGAAGAAGCTGATCGCTCACCCGTCTGTCGTCGAGACCTACAAGGGCAGCCAGCAGGCCGCCGCTCTGCGGGGCGATGGGCGTGAGTCCTTCGAGTTTGGCGGAATCAGCTGGGAGCGGTATCGCGGCAAGGTAGGTGGCAAGGCTTATGTTCCCGACGACGAGGCGCGACTGGTACCCGAGGGCGTGTCCGACCTGTTCCTCTCGATTTACGCCCCGGCGGATTACATCGAAACGGTCAACACTGAAGGGCTGCCGTATTACAGCAAGATCGAGGAAATGCGCTTCGGCAAAGGTGTCGATGGTGAGGCGCAATCAAACCCTCTGCACATCTGCACCCGTCCCCGTGCTGTCATCCGCCTGATTTTCTGATCATGGCTTTCCGAGATCTGATCGACGACGTGGACGAAGTGGTGTTCGACGTTCTGGGCGATCCGGCACAGATTGATGGGCGCTCGGTTCTCGGGATGTTTTCGGCGCCCTGGCTGCAGCCCAAGCTCGGCCAGATCAGAACTGCTCTGCGTGAGCCGCACTTGGTCATCCGGGTCGGCGATAACGCGGGTGTCGAGGTAAAGCAGCGCGTTGTGGTCGATCTGCCGCCAGAGGACGGCGGCGGGACCTACACCATCGCAGGCATTGAGCCTGGTGGTGATGGCCTTGTAACGCTGATCTTGAGGAAGGCGGTATGAGTGTTGGTAGCTATCACAAGCAGTCTGCCAGCAGCGGGATGATCTCTCTGCAGCTGGACCCGCAGGCCCTCAAAGGCTTTCAGGATTTCACCAAGCTGTTCCCCAAGTTCGCGCATGCCGCGCAACGACGGGCGATCAACAAGACGTTGCGCTGGCTTCGAACGCACGTCGCCCGGGAGGTAGGCCGCCAGGAGCGGATCGCTATCGCGGCGGTGAGGCAGCGGCTAAGGGCCTTCCCGGTGTCCGGGAGCGGTCAGGGCAAACTCTGGTTCGGCATCAACCCCATCGAAGCCAGTCGAGCGGGTAGGCCCCGGCAGAGCCGGACTGGCGTTTCTGTGGCGGGCCGCAAGTACCAGGGCGCGTTCTTCAAGACCGTGTACGGCGGCAATCCGGATATCTGGATACGTACTGCAAGCAAACACTTCGACGCGGACAGCTACCCGGATAGCGAGGTATCAGGGGGCGGTGGACGACGTTCTGGTTGGATCTCGGAGAACGACAGTCGCTTCCCGTTGGCCAAGGCGAAGATCTCCCTGGAGGACGTCCGGCCTCACTTCGAGGCTTGGACCAATCGCGCGCACGAGCGCCTGGTAGTCGTCATGGAGCAAGAACTGAACTTTGAATTACAGAAGTACCTTCGGAGGTCAGGCTATGGATGAGGATTTCATTCCACTAGGCCAGGTGTACGCGGCCATGGAGCAGCACATCAGGGAAGCCATTCCAGGCTTGCAGTATGTGGGGACCATGCCAAGCGGCATCGAGGTCGTCCCACCGCCTGCGGTGGTGCTCGAACTGGCAGGATTCGAAAGTGCCGAAGAGGACCCCGGGACGGGGCAGACTGCGGTCGATGCGCGTTTTGAAGCGCGCGTGCTTGTACCGGGGGAGGAAGACAACTGCTTGCACATTGCTGCATTTGTGGCTGCTCAGTTGGCTGTCCTGCTCCGCATGCAGTCGTGGGGTTTGGCGGTGCGGTTCGCTGAGTTTGTAAGGGCCGAGCGCGATTGGAGCAGGCCAGAGCTGGACGGCTTTGCGGTCTGGGTGGTCGAGTGGACCCAGATCATCTACTTAGGCGAGGAGGAGTGGCCTTGGCCCCGAGAGCCCGGCCCGGTGCTGTTCGCCTTCGACCCGGACAGCGGGGAGGGGAAGGAACAGCACTACCAGCATCCGGAGGCTATGGAATGAGCTACGCGACCGCGCAGCATGACCGAATGCTGTCCGACCAGGTGATCAAGGGGTACGTCGTCGCTGTAGACCTAGTGGCAGGCAAGCTGCGCATGTCGGACGGTTCCGACTGGGTCAGTGCGTGGGTAAAGTGGCATGCCCTCGCCGCCGGCAAGGCCCGCCATTGGCGGTCGCCAAGCCTGGGCGAGCAGGGCGCGCTGATCAGCCCGAGCGGTGACCCTGCCCAAGGCACATTTGTGCCGGGGCTGTACGGCAATGCCGGCCCACAGCCTGACAACCGCGACCATGTCGAGGTGTGGCGTTTCGATGATGGCGGCTCGCTGGTCTACGACTGGGAAGCCAACACATACACCATCAGATTGCCCACCGGCACGGTCACCATCGAGGTCGGCGGCAGCAAGGCAGTGATCACAGACGACACGATTAGCGCCAAGACCACGACGATGGCGGCCGAGGCCCAGGCCGCCACGGTCAAGGCGTCGTCAATCACCCTTGAGGGCAATGTACTGATCAAGGGCCGTTGAGCGTAACGGGCGATATCCACGGCGGCGGCGCGATCATCGATACAACCGGCAACACGCCAAACCACAAGCACTGAGGTTGAAATGGCAGAGCAAAATCCGCAGGAACCCATCAATGGGATTGATCGTTACCGGATTGAAAAAATGGTGGGGTACGGCATTACCGGTTTTGCGGATCACCTCCGCATGCTGAGCTTCTGGAAACGCCTGCTAGCGGGAGAGAACGACCCTGAGGAAATCGCCCAAGGCTTGGCCTTGGCGCTATGTCCCCAGCGTTACATACCCAAACCAAAGCCCGGCCACAGTGTGTCAATCACCATCAATATCGCGGGCGATGCTGACCCTCAGGCTCTTAGCGGAGCGATTAAAAGCGCGCTTGCTTCGAGGTTTTCCAGTCGACGCTAACCCCCCAACTAAATCATCCAAAAGCCCGCAGTCGCGGGCTTTGTCTTATTTGGAGTACGCCTTATGGCTGACAAGAAATCCGTTTCAACTGATGAAGCGACCGTCTCGGATTCAACCGACGCGGCCGTTGTTGCTCGTCCGACTGCAGCCAAGGCAGGGGCACAAATCACCTTCGCCGACACCGTCTACACCTCGCGCTCGCTGTACCTGGCCAAGGGCGAGGACTTGCGCGAATTCAAGGTGGTGGCCAAGCATGTCAGCGTACCGGCCGACGACGCCGAAGCGGTGACGTTCCTGAGCGATCACCCTGAGCTGCAGCGCCTGGACGGCTGACCATGATCGGCCTGGATCGCCGCACCGGCGAAGCTATCTCGGGCCTCGATCACCTGCGCCAATCCATTGAGGACATTCTGACCACGCCACTCGGCAGCCGCCGCATGCGACCGGAATACGGCAGCAAGCTGCGGCGTTACGTCGACATGCCGGTCAATGAGGGGTGGAAAAGCGCGGTACAGGCCGAGGTGTCCCGCTCGCTGGGTCGCTGGGAGCCTCGCTTGAAGTTGGAGCGGGTGGTGGTCACCTCGGTGCTTGACGGGCAAATCGGCATGACGCTGACCGGCGAGTACCTGGGCAGCAGTGCCGTGATGGAGGTAACCGCATGATCGACCTTTCCCTGCTACCCCCGCCCGACGTGGTCGAGAGCGTGGATTTTGAGGAGCTGTATCAGGAAACACTGGGCATCTTCCGCGAGTTCATGAAAGACCAATGGACAGCGGCGCTGGAGTCCGACCCGGTGGTCAAGCTGATGGAAGTCATGGCCTACCGGGAAATGCTCACGCGCGCTCGGGTCAACGCGGCGGCCAAGGCGAGCTTGCTGGCCTTTGCCAAGGGTAACGACCTGGTGAACCGTGCCGCTGACTATGGCGTGGAGAAGTTGGTCATTCGCCCGGCCGACCAGGATGCGGTGCCGCCGGTTGAGGCGGTGATGGAGAGCGACGAGGCGTTGCGCTACCGCACGCGGCTGTCGCTTGAGGCGTTGTCGGTGGCTGGCAGCAGCGGGGCCTATGAGTATCACGGGCTGAGCGCATCGGCCGAGCTGACCAATGTGTCGGTCGATTCGCCCCGGTTTATCGGTGCGGAATTGACGCCCGCCGTGCGTGCCCAGCTTCCCCCCGGGGCCATTGTCGTGGTCTGCGACTACGACGCTGGCCTGGCCAACCCGCTGCCCGGCGACGTGTCGCTGGCCATCTTGCCCAGCCTCACCAGCACCACGCCGGTGGCCCAGCTGGTCGCGAAGGTCAAGGCGGCCTTGTCGGCCGAGGAAGTGCGGCCGATCACCGACCGGCCCCGCGTGGCCGCCGGTTTGCCGGCTGAGTTCAAGGTGGAGGCCGAGCTGCAGATTGAAGAAGGGCCAGACCCGGACGTGGTGAAGGCCACGGCGCGGGCTGGCCTGGATGCTGCTATCGCAGAAGCGCGCCGCCTGCAGGGGCAGTTGCCCCTGTCGGCCATCTACGCCGCGTTACACGTAACGGGGATTCGTAGCGTGACCTTGAAGCAGCCAGCGGCCGGGGTGGTGTGTGATAAGCGACATTACCCCAGCTGCACCTCGGTCACGCTGACGGCGAAGGTGGTGGCATGAGCTTGTTACCGCTCAACGCCACCCAGCTGGAGCGTGCCCTGGAGCGGCCGCCGACCTTGGCCTTGATCCGGACGTTATCCGGGGCGTGGCCGACTCGGCACGTTGCCCGCCGAACTTCCTGCCCTGGCTGGCCTGGGCGTGGAAGGTTGACGGCTGGGAAGCGGCCTATACCGACGAGCAGCGCCGCGCGCTGATCCGCGAGGCGATTCCGGTTCACAAGACCAAGGGCACGGTCGGCGCAATCCGGCGTGTGCTCAAGGCCGTGCGGGTCAATGCGGATTACAAGGAGTGGCGCGAGATCCCCAACGCCGCACCGTACACGTTCCAGGTCACCGCTTGGGCCAACGAGAACCGGCCGGGTGAAGGCTCGATCATCTCGCCGCAGCTGGAGGAACGCCTGCGTGCTCTGGTGGACGCGACGAAGAACGAGCGCAGCCACTACACCTTCCGGCTCGGTGCGCGCTTCGACGGTGGCCTGGTGGCGGCCAATGCTTCGCGCTTGCAGGGCTGGGTGCGTCGGTCAGCAGACGTGCAGCCGATCCCGCTGCCGCTCTTTGAGCAGCCGATGGGGCTGGTAAGTGTTTCCCGGCATCAGCAGTTGCAGCGGCACTCTGCCGAAGCCCAGGCGGTGCCGTTACCGCCTTCTGAGCAGGCCATATCGCTGGCCAATGCCACCCACGCGCGCTGCGTCTCCCGATGGTCTGTCGAGGCGCAGGGCGTGCCGATCAACCACGAAACGGGGCTGCTGGCCGCCAATGTGGTCACCGCCCGTACTGTCGTGCGCGTCACGATGGAGGCTGTTCTATGAGTACCGCTTTAAAACCCCTGATCACCAAGGCCGGCCTGGCGGCGATCTGGAACGCAACGAGCACCGGTGTGCAGGCTGAAATCGCCTACATCGGCCTCGGTTCACAGGGGTACACACCTACTGTCGACCAGAAGGCACTGCGTGCCCAAGTCGTCAAATACCCAATCTCCGGCGGCGAGAAGCTAAGCAGCTCGCTGATTCACCTCACTGCCCTGGCTGATGACGACAAAGCCTTCTGGGTCCGCGAGGTCGGCATCTACTTGGCCGACGGCACCCTGTTTGCGGTGTGGTCGAGCCCCGACACGCCACTCACCTACAAGGCCGCCGGTACCGAGCTGCTGATGGCTTATGACTTGTCGCTAGAGGCTTTGCCAGCGGACAGCGTAACCATCGTCAGCACAGCCACCGGGCTCAACCTGACGATGGCGGCCCCGCTGGCTGCGCAGGCCTCGGCATTGCTTGCTGACATGATGCGAGGGGTTCGGCAAGACGACCAGCTAGACGCGCTGAGCAAACAGCAAAAGGTCGTGGGGCAGCTGCTGGTCAGTCTCACTGACCGCATGAAGGAAGCCGAAACCCAGCAGGCCAAAGACCGCGAAAGCCTGCTGATCGCTGTTGCAGCCAACGCAGCGGCAGTCATCAACCTGCAAAACCTCGTTGTTCAAAAAAATCTAGGAGTGTGATTAACCATGAGTCTTGAATCTCAAATCGCGGATCTGGTAACCGAAGCCAAAGGGCTAATTGCTACGTTCAACGGAAAGAAGGCCGAAATCAATGCGGCTGTATCGGCTGCTATCGCAGCTATTCCCTCTAACGCGAAGACCTACTACATCAACACGGTGATTGGTGATGACAAAGCTGCTGGTACAGCTGCAGCGCCGCTAAAGTCCCTCAAGCAGGCGCTGTACAACACGCCTGCGGGTGGCCAGGTGGTCTGCTACCTGCAAACTGATCATCTGCTGGACACCAACGTTGCCATCGACAATCGGGTGTTGCACATCTGCTCCGATACGCAAGGGGTTAAGCGCAAGCTACGGTGTGCCTACTATCCGACCAATGATGGAGCGGCCACTTGGTTGGGTGGCTTTGTCTCGTACTACGGTGGGCAGGTTCTGCTCACTGATATCACGTTGGATTTGCCTACGCCGTCCGGGCTGACGCCGGTGCCATATGGCTTAAAAACGCGGTGTTCATGGTCAACTCCAGCGCCGGCACGCCGCTGACGCAAGTCAAATTGTCTTCCTGTGAAGTCGTGGCGGCAGCCGATTGGATTGGTTCGCTGGTAGCAGCGCCAAACAGCGCAGTCGTGCTCGAAATCTATAACTCGACGTTCCCGGCCAACTTTGGCGGTCGTTACGTCAATGGCGTGGCGGCTGGTACAAATCCCGCCACCCTGTCCAACATTCTGACCAACCTGGCCACTCTGTAAGGAGCTCCAATGCAAACAACCAATCTGTCTATTGAATTCGAAGGCAAAACCTTACTCGGCTCTGACTTTGCGGCCTTGCCTTTAGCTGCTGCAAAGCTGGTTGCTTGTCGCCAGATCGACCAGGCGGCCGATGCTGGGCGTCGGGCTGTGCTGGGCGATACCTTGCGCGCTCTGGAGTACCAGGTAACTGCCGAAGAAGCTAAAGCATTCGCCGCTGCCGGTTACACCGGCGACGTCCCACCAACCGTGCAGGCCTGGGTGGATGCTGCCGGTCTGGAACCGCGAGCCGCTACCGACAGCATTCTGGCGGAGGCCGCCGCCTGGAAGCAGGCGCTCTATCAGTTGCGTGCGCTACGCCTGAAAGGCAAGCAGGACGTGCTCAAGGTAACCAGCCATGACGCCGTCGAGGCAGTTGCTGACGTGGCGATTGAAGCCATTCACGCCAGTGTCCAGGGCGTCGGCAACGCCGCCTAACCCACCCAACATCACCGTAACCCCGAGGCCGCTATGCGGCTTTTTTTGTGTCCGGGCCGCGCACTGTCGCGGCCTGGTGCTTTCTGGAGCATTCCCATGGCTGGATTCTTTCACGGCGTTACCGTAACGCTCGTTGACACAGGTGCGCGCAATATCGCGCTGCCGTCCTCCTCGATCATTGGCCTGGTCGACACCTTTACCGAAGGTGCAGGTGCCACGGCCAAGTACAACGACCTGGTGCTGATCACCAACGAGCGCGAGGCGGTGGCCGCGTTCGGTGAGGCCTCGGCCATCACCAAGGCCTGCCGGGCCATCTACACCCGCGCCAAGGCAGTGATCGTCTGCTGTGGCGTGGCCAAGGCCACCGATGCCGCCGCACAAACGTCCTCGATCATCGGCGGAGTGCTGGCTAACGGTAAGCGTACCGGCCTGCAGGCACTGCTCGACGGTAAAAGCCGCTTCAACGCCCAGCCGCGGCTGATCGTGGCGCCCAAGCACAGCGCCACCCAGCGGTGGCCACTGCCATGGATGCCTTGGCGGCCAAGCTGCGCGCCATTGCCATTGTTGACGGTCCCGGTACCACTGACGAGGCCGCCATGCTCTACGCCAAGAACTTCGGTTCTAAGCGCATCTTCATGGTCGACCCCGGCGTGCAGCAGTGGGACACCACCGCTGACGCCACTGTTGATCAGCCCGCATCGGCCTGGACGGCTGGCCTGTTTGCCTGGACCGATACCGAATACGGCTTCTGGGCCTCGCCGTCCAACAAGGAATTCGTCGGCATCACTGGCACCACCCGCTCGGTGGAGTTCCTGGACGGCGACGACACCTGTCGGGCCAACCTGCTGAACAACGCCAAAATCGCCACCATCATTCGCGACGACGGCTTCCGCTTGTGGGGCAACCGCACACTGTCCAGCGATGCCAAGTGGGCCTTTGTCACCCGCGTTCGCACGCTCGACATTGTGATGGACGCGATCATGTACGGGCATAAGTGGGCAGTCGACCGCTCGATCACCGCGACCTACGTCAAGGACGTGACGGAGGGGCTACTGGCGTTCATGCGCGACCTCAAGAACCAGGGCGCGATCATCAACTTCGAGGTCTACGCCGACCCGGTGCTCAACACGGCCAGCCAGCTGGAGCAGGGCAAGGTGTACTGGAACATCCGTCTCACCGACGTGCCGCCGGCCGAAAACCCCAATTTCCGTTTCGATGTCACCAACCAGTGGCTGACCGAAGTGCTCAACGCTGCCGCCTAAGGAGACCCCGACATGGCATTCATTCCCCAAATTCTCGCCAACACCAACCTGTTTGTGGATGGCAAAAGCTTCCAGGGCGATGTGCCCAGCCTGACCCTGCCCAAGCTCACCCTAAAAATGGAGGAGTACCGCCCAGGCGGCATGGATATGCCGATTGAGATGGACGTGGGCATGGAGAAGCTGGAGGCCAACTTTGTCACCACCGGTGTGCGCAAAGACTCCCTCAAGTTCTTCGGCCTGGCCGACGGCAACGCCTTTAACGGCGTATTCCGTGGGGGCTTCAAGATCCAGAAGGGCGAAGTCTGCGCGGTCGTCGTCACCCTGCGCGGCACCCTGAAAGAGCTGGACATGGGCGACTGGAAGGCCGGCGACAAGGCCGAGCTTAAACACGGCATCGCTGTGACCTACTACAAGCTCGAAGTCGACGGCGAGGTGATCTACGAGATTGACCCGGTCGGCATGAAGCGTGTCATCAACGGCACCGATCAGATGGCCGGCATGCGCGCGGCGCTTGGCCTTTAACCCCCATTCCCCTCGCAACCCTTTCCGTAACAAGGAAATCCTTTCATGAGCAAGCCAGCCCCGAAGTACCTGACCCTGACCGCTGAAAACGTCACCGTTCGCCTGTCCAAACCCACCACCATCAATGGCGTGGATCAGGCCACCATCACCCTGCGTGCCCCGACCGTGAAGGATATTCGCGCCTCGGGGCAGACCTCGGACGGCGACGAGGAGCAGCGCGAGCTGAACCTGTTTGCATCTCTGGCCGACGTGGGCGTCAAGGACCTGGAAGGCCTCACGTACAAGGACTACAACCGCGTAGCCACCGGATACAACTTTCTGGTGCGAGAGGACGAACTGTAATCCGGCGACCCTCAAGCACGCCGCCAAGCGTCTCGCGGCCGAGCTGCATTTCTCGGCTGCTGAAATCATGGCCATGTCGTATTCAGACATGGTCTGGTGGCTGACCGATTGAGCTTGCACAGGGGGTAACCGATGGCAAGCAAGGTAGCGTTATCGCTGGTGATCGGCGGTGCCGTCGCGTCGTCGCTTGGCGCCGCGTTCAAGACCGCCGAAAACGGCATCCAGAAGCTGGAGGCCAAGGGCAACAAGGCCAAGGTGCTGAAAAGCACCATTGGCGAAACCATCAAGCTGCGCGAGGAGTGGAAGCGCGCGCACGACAGTGGCGCGGCCGGTGCCGACAAGCTGCAGCGCAAACTGGACAGCAACCTGGATGTCTTGCGCAAGCAGGGTATCGAGGTCGGCAGGCTTGGCCGCGAGTATCAGCGCCTGGGTCGCGAGGCGCGGGCCGCCGAGTTGCAGATCAAGGGCCACCAGCAGCTGCAATCCGGTAAGGAATCGCTCAAGTCGAATATCGGCAAGGCGGTGGTGGCCACGGGCATGGCCGCTGTGCCGACGATGATCAGCGCGAACTATCAAGCGGTCATCCGTGACATTGCGATCAAGGCAGACATTGCCAACAAGCCCGAAGAACAGCAGCTGAGCCGGACGGTGATCGACACGGCCAAAGACACGGGCATGTCGCGCAATGACGTGGCCGACCTGGTCAACCAGCTGGTCGGCGCCGGTATGGAGCTGGACAAGGCGCTGTCGTATGCGCCGGTCGCGGCCAAGTTCGCGGTCGGCCAAGGTGCCTCGGGCGTCGACACCGCGTCGATGATCCAGGCACTGGAGCAAAACGCCAAAATCAGCGATCCGAAGGTCATGCAGCAGGCGCTGGAGCTATCGCCTACCAAGGCCAGGCGGGCAGCTTCGAGGCCAGCGACATGGCCAAGTGGTTCCCGCAGCTGCTGGCCGGCATGGAGAAAAACGGCATCACCGGGCTGGATGCGGTGACCTCGCTTGGCTCCATGCTGCAGGTCCAGATGAAGACCGCCGGCAGTTCCGACGAGGCGGCGAACAACTTCAAGAACTGGATGGAGAAGATCGGCGCCGGCGATATCAAGAAGGCTTACAGCGATGTGGGCATTGATTATCAGGCGTCGCTGAATACCGGCCTGCAGAAGGGCATGAACGTCATTGAGGCGTCCATGGCCCTGGCCATGCGCTACGTCGAGAAGACCGACCCCGACAAGGCCAAGCAGATCAAGGATGCCCAAGCCAAGATCGACAAGGAAGTCGACCCGGAGAAGGCCAAGGCGGCGCTGGAAGCCCTGGAGAAGACCCTGCGCACCGGCGATATCTTCGCCGACATGCAGGTTAAGGCGGCGCTGACCGCCTACGGGCAGAATCGGGGCTTGTATGAGGAACTTAAGGCCGACTCCAAGAAGGCTCGGGCATTCTCGACAAGAACCTGGCCGAGCGTCGCGAGACTTCGGCGCAGCAGTGGGCCGAGCTGGGCCAGGCGGTGGACGACTCCATGCGCAGCATTGGCGATGCCATCCGCCCGGCCACCGATCTGGCGGCGCAGGGGCTGACCAAGGTCGCCCGTGGCATCACCTCGCTGTCGGATCAGTTCCCGTCGATTGCAATGGGTATTGGCGGCATCACGGCGGCGGTCCTGGCGTTCATGACTGCGCGCAGCGCCCTGCGGATCGGCCGGGGGGTGTTCAACATCGCACGCGGCCGGGGCTTGGAAGGCATGGCGGGGCGCGTGGGGCGTGCTGAGCGGGCGCCGATCGAACTCGCCAAGACCGGTAACAAGGTGGTCGACACCGGCCTGGGCCTGCTGGGCAAGGTGTTTTCGGCGGGCTCGAAAGCGCCTGGTCAAGCCGATGAGCCCGGCGCCGCTGCCAACGACACCCAGCGCGTTTTCGTAGTCAACGCCGATGCTATTGGCGGGATTGGCAGTAGCGTTGCAAATAGCGGCCCTGCAGGGCCTGCTAGGGGTAGTCGCAGAAGTCGTCGCCGGGAGCGTCGGCGCGCAGCGCGACAGGGCACTGCGGTACGTCCTGCACC